GAATTAGCCACTACATTTGCAGGTAATAGCGAAAAGGCACAACGTAGAGCGTTTAATATTCAAAAAGCAGCAAACATAGCTACTGCTTTAATGGACACTTATACAGCAGCAGCAGGAGTGTTTAAAGACACTAAAGGCGGTTTGCCTATTCGTATTGCAGCAACAGCTATTGCAGTAGGTTCAGGGTTAGCACGTGTAGCACAAATATCTAAAACACAATTTAACAGTTCTAATTCTGGCGGTGGAGATACAACTCCTTCGGCTTCATTACCACAAGAGCAAACGACACCAAACTTTAACATAGTAGGTAATGCGGGTGCTAATCCATTGGCTCAATTAGGTAATGCACCATTACAGGCTTACGTAGTTAGTGGAGAGGTTACAAGTGCGCAAAGTTTAGATAGAAACAGAATTAAATCAGCTACACTTTAAAAATAAAACAAAAGCAAACAATTTAAGTTATTAAGATATGAAGATTATTGAATTAGTAATTGACGAGAAAGACCAACAGTCTGGAATTGATGCGGTGAGCGTTGTACATTCACCTGCTATCCAAGAAAACTTTATTGCATTAAATAAGCATGAAGTAGAGTTAAAAGAGATTGATGCTGAGAAAAAAATCCTAATGGGTGCAGCTTTAATACCTAATAAACAAATTTACCGTGAGAGTGAAAAACACGGACAATACTACATTTACTTTTCAGAAGATACAGTACGTAAAGCATCAGAGTTATTCTTAATGAATAGCAATCAAAACAATGCAACTTACGAACATGAGAAAAAGTTAAACGGATTGAGTGTTGTTGAATCTTGGATTATTGAAGATGAGAAACAAGATAAGTCTGTTAAATACGGTTTTAGTTTACCCGTAGGTACATGGATGATTTCAATGAAAGTAAACAACGATGATGTTTGGAAAGATGTTAAAGACGGTAAGGTAAAAGGCTTTTCTATCGAGGGCTATTTTGCTGATAAGTTAGAAATGAGTTTACAAGCACAAGAGGAACAAGAGTTAATTGAAAAGATTAAGGAAATTTTAAAACAATCATAAAATGGCAAAGACAAAAAGTAAAACATCACCACAAAATAGCAAACGTGGTTGTATATGTAAAGACGGTACTTACAATGTAGATTGTTGTGACGGTAGCATACAAGCGCAAGGCATTGGAGGTTTAAACGAACAAGGTGTTTCTAATGTTGTAAACACGAATGAACCAAGAGTTATCTCAAACTCAAGAGGTTAAAAAATACAACAAAACGTAATAAATTAGTTATATAATAAAAAAGCGACAAATGAGTACACTTAACGACATCTTCAAAAAGATTGAGGATAAAACAGAATTATCATCGCATGAGGTTCATTTAGCAACCATTGATAACCTTAAAAAATATACAAATGGTTTACCTAAATATATGGATGAAGGTAAAGGGTTACAAATGTTAGGGGAAAGACAAAAAAGAGAATTATCTGATACTATTAAAGCAGTTTTAAAATTGTCCGATTTAGGTAATTCAATGGCATCAGATATGGCTGGTGACTTAGTTGTATTTGAAAGACAAGCTAAAGAATTAGGAATAGACCCTAATTCAAGTAAGGATTATAATGAAGCAAATAAAGCATTTAAAACATATAGAGAATTTGCTAATGCAATGAAAAGAGTTTCAGCAAGTTTATTAGTTAATTAATTAAAATAAATAAAAACAAATAAATATGAGCGTAATAAACCAAATTAAAACCTTATTAGGTATGGAGGTAAAATTAGAGCAAATGAAATTAGTTGACGGTGTAACAATCGTTGAAGCTGATTCATTTGAGGCGGGAATGGAAGTATTCATCGTTACAGAAGATGAGCAAAAAATTGCTTTACCAATTGGAAGCTACGAAATGGAAAATGGGTTTATCTTAATCGTTGAAGAGGAAGGTATCATCGCATCTTACATGGAAGCAGAAAAAGAGGAAGAGGAAGCACCTGTTGAGGAAGCACCAGCAGAGGAAGTAGTTGTTGAGGCAGAAGCTGAAAAACAAGTTAAGAAAACTGTTGAATCAATTGTTAAAGAAACATTCTTTTCAGAGATTGAAGCATTGAAACAAGAAAACATTGACTTAAAAGCACAATTAGAGAAATTGTCAGAGCAACCAAAAAAGGAAGTATCAGAAGTTGAATTATCAGATGTTAAGCCTATTGCTTTTAACCCTGAAAACGAAACAGCAGTTGCTAACTTTAAATTCGCACAAAATAAACCAATGTCTACATTAGACAGAGTAATGAGTAAAATTAATTCTTAAAAATAAATTATGGCAACAACAACATCAATTACAACTACTTACGCTGGTGAGTTCGCAGGTAAGTATGTAGCAGCAGCTTTATTGTCTGCTAACACAATCGACAAAGGAGGTATCACAGTACTTCCAAACGTAAAGTACAAACAAGTACTTAAAAGATTATCAACTGATGCTATCTTGAAAGATGCAACTTGTGATTTTTCTGCAACATCTACGGTTACTTTGACTGAGAAAATCATCCAACCAAAAGAAATGCAAGTTAACTTACAATTGTGTAAAAAAGATTTCCATTCAGATTGGGAAGCAATTTCTATGGGTTATTCAGCTTTTGATGCTTTACCTAAGACTTTCGCTGATTATTTAATCGGACACGTAGCTGCTAAGGTTGCTGCAAAAAACGAAACTAACATTTGGGCTGGTGATGATTCTAACTCTGGTGAGTTTGACGGTATTGCTACATTGGTTGCTGCTGATGCAGGTTTACCAACAGCACAAGAGGTTGCAGGAACAACTGTAACAGCTTCAAACGTAATTACTGAATTGGGTAAAATCGTAGACGCTATTCCTTCAACTTTGTACACAAACGAAGGATTGAGAATTTACGTATCTCAAAACATCGCTAAAGCGTATGTACGTGCATTGGGTGGATTTGGTGCTTCTGGATTAGGTTCTAACGGTGCTAACAATCAAGGAACAATGTGGTACACAAATGGTGAGTTGATGTTTGACGGCATCAAAATCTTCGTTGCTAATGGATTGGCTGCTAACAAAGCAATTGCTACAACAGTAGATAACCTTTACTTTGGTACAGGATTGATGAGCGACATGAACGAGGTTAAATTGATTGACATGGCTGACATCGACGGTTCACAAAACGTACGTGTAGTTATGCGTTTAACAGCAGGTGTACAGTATGCAGTAGTTGAAGACATCGTAACTTACGGTATCACTAACTCAGCTAACTAATTAGATTAATTATTAACTTGAAAGGGGAGGTAAAATGCCTTCCCTTTTTTAATACACTAAACAGATGTCTTGTGATTTAGGAAATGGTCGCTTAGAACCATGCAAAGATGCGCTTGGAGGCTTAGATGCGGTTTACTTCATTAACTTTGGAGATTTAACAACGGTAGCATACGATGGTACAAACACCGATGTAATTGATACAGCTGATGTAACATCATTATACAAATTTGAATTAAAAGGAACTAACTCTTTTGAGCAGGTTGTTAATTCATCACGTGAAAATGGTACTACATTTGTTGAACAAACTTTGTCTATCCAATTAAAGAAAAAAGATGCAACTACTTTGAAAATTGTTAAGTTGTTGGCTTATGGTCGTCCACACGTAGTGGTTCGTAACCGTAACAATCAATTCTTTTTAGCTGGTTTGAACAGAGGTATGGAATTAACTACTGCTAACCTTTCAGAAGGTGTTGCAATGGGTGACTTCAACGGTTCAACTTTAACTTTAGTAGGTATGGAAGCATTACCTGCTAACTTGATTGATGTAGTAAGCGAAACAGCTTTAGCAACTGCTTTTGGTAGTGCTGCTATTGTTACTGCATAACATTAATTATATATAACGGAGGGGGTGCTTTAATTAGTTCCCCCTTTTTTATTTTAAAACAAAAACGTACTTTGATAGTTATATATATATGATTATATTACAAGAGAGTACGAGCGTTCAAACGGTTAGTTTTATACCACGTGATACGGATATAGATACTATAATTGTACATGATGAGGAAACTAATACATCAGAAACTTATTCAATAGATAGTAATGACATTTACGCAAGTAGTTATTATTACAATTACGACATGGTTTTTGATTTAAAAGAGAATAGATTTTACACTATTACTTTTCTAAATGGTGATGTTGTTAAATACAAGGATAAAATATTTTGCACTAATCAAGATACAGCTACTTTTAGAGTAAATAATAATGTGTACGTAAGTAACACAACAACAAATGAATTTATAGTTTATGAATAATTTACATTCAATACAATTAGCACAATACGAAACACCTGTTATTAAGGAATCAAACCGTAATGACTGGGTAGAAATTGGTGAGAGTAACGGATATTATGATTTCTTATTAGAAAGATACCGTAATTCAACAACGCACAACGCTTTAATCAATTCAATTAGCAGATTGATATACGGAAAAGGATTGAGTGCATTAGACGCTTCTAAAAAGCCAAATGAATACGCTTCAATGATGTCTTTGTTTAATCCTTCGTGTTTACGTAAAATATGTATTGATAGAAAGATGTTAGGACAAGCATCTTTTCAAGTACATTACAAAGGTGATAAAGTTGTTAAGGCATATCATATTCCTGTTAACTTATTGAGACCAGAGAAATGCAATAAAGATGGTGAGATTGAGGCTTACTACTATTCTGATAATTGGGAAGATATTAAAAAATTCCCACCTAAAAGAATTGATGCTTTTGGTTTTGGAAGTGGTGAGGTTAAAATATTAATGATTCAGCCTTATGAGGTTGGAATGAAGTACTTTGCTTTTCCTGATTACAAAGGAGGTATTCCTTATTCATTACTTGAAGAGGAAATTTCTGAATACTTAATTAACGAAGTACAAAATGGGTTTAGCCCTACTATGGTCGTTAACTTTAACAATGGAGTACCAACAGAGGAGCAACAATCAATTATCAACTCAAAAGTATTAGGTAAATTAAGCGGTTCAAAAGGTAAACGTATTGTAACAGCGTTTAACGATAATAAAGAAACAGCTACTACGGTTGATGCTATTCCATTGAATGATGCACCAGAACACTATACTTATCTTAGTGAGGAGTGTATGCGTAAAATTATGCTATCACATAGCGTTACATCACCTTTAATTTTTGGTATTGCAACAAGTACAGGCTTTAGTTCTAATGCAGATGAGTTGAAAAATTCAGTTATCTTATTTGATAACATGGTTATACGACCATTTCAAGATGAAATATTAGAGGCTATTGATAGAATATTAGCAGAAAACGGAATTACGTTAAAAACATACTTTAAAACATTACAACCTTTAGAATTTACTGACTTAGAAAACGCTACAAGTGCAGAACAAGTAGCAGAGGAAACAGGTACAGAACTTTCAGAACAAGTAAACTTAAATGCTGATGAATTAATCGGATTAGGTGAAGATGAAAACATGGAAGGTTGGGTTTTAGTAGATGAGCGTGATGTTGACTATGACTTAGAGGATGAATTAGATGAGCAGTTAAAAAACTACAAACCTAAACAAAACCTTTTCCAAAAGTTAGCAAGTGCGGTTAAATCTATTCCTAATGCAAAGAGTGAGCAAGATAAAACTATCGGAGACATTCAATGGAAAGTTCGTTACCAATATACAGGTAATGCTAATCCTCAAAGAACATTTTGTAAAAAAATGATGGATGCTAAAAAGATTTACCGTAAAGAGGATTTAGTTAACGTAAACTCAAACGTAGTTAATGACGGTTTCGGGCATAATGGAGAGCCTTACAACGTGTTTTTGTTTAAAGGTGGGCCAAGATGTCATCATTCATTTAAACGTTTAACATTTGCAAATATTGAAGGCATGGGAATTGATGTAACTAATCCTAATGCAAAACGTATTCAAACAGGGATAGCAAGTAAAAGAGGATTTAAAGTAACTAATCCGTATCAAGTTAGCATACAGCCTAACAACTTACCTCGCAAAGGTTTCCACCCTGATAACAATAATTTACCACAAGACGCAAGATAATGGCAGAGGCACTATTAATAACGAGAGACGACATTGTAAAGTTTACAGCTTTAAATGGTAACATTGATACTGACAAATTTATTCAGTTTATCAAGATTGCTCAAGATACGCACATTCAAAACTATTTAGGTACTGATTTACTTGAAAAGATACAGGATGACATCATCAACGATACTTTAACAGACCCTTATTTAAGTCTATTAAGAAAATACGTGAAGCCAATGTTAATCCATTGGGGTATGGTTGAATATTTGCCTTTTAGTGCTTACACAATTGCTAATAAAGGTATCTATAAACACCAAAGTGAGAATAGTGAAACGGTTGAAAAAAGCGAGATTGATTTTATTGTAGAAAAAGAAAGAGACATTGCGCAACATTACACGCAGCGTTTCATTAATTACATCTGTTTTAACAACGCATCTTTTCCAGAGTACACATCTAATTCAAACGGTGATATGTACCCAGATACTAAAAATTCATTCACTGGCTGGTATTTATGAAACAGTACAAACCAAAAGAGGAAAATATTAAGAAATTGAAATTATATCTTTCTCAAGTAAAGAAATAACAACAAATAAAAAAATAAAAGTTATTAATATATGAGCAATTCAATTGATTGGGGGCAAGGTGCAAACGACAACGCAATAGGTTGGGGGCAAGGTGCGTTCAATAATTCAATAGGTTGGGGAAATGTACACGCAACAAGTTGGAGCGGTGAAACGGAACTTGTAGGTAATGAGGGAGGTTTGGCTTACAATTTTAGTGTGCGTATTTCAACTGATTCTGGAACATACGAGGCTAACCAATGCTTATTACAAACATTAAATAATTTAGAAATATGAGTTTATTAGATACAGCGAGTTTAGTTGTAACACCAAACGGAACAAAAGCGAGTAAGTTATATTCGGTTGTTCCAAGTTCGGGATCGGGAGATTTAGACGTAACAAGAGCAACCACAGCAACAAGAGTTAATTCAAGCGGATTGATTGAAAGCGTAGCAAGTAACGTACCACGTTTAGACTACACAAACGGAAGTTGTCCGAGTATATTAGTTGAGCCACAAAGAACTAATTTAGTTTTAAATAGCGAAGATTTTAGCGGTGGTTCTGAATCCCTAGTTACTTATACAGCTAATACAACCGATACTTTATCTCCAAGTGGAAATAATACAGTAGATAAATTTGCTGTTACAACTTCAGGCGGCGATGCCCATACAAGAATCCCAAAAACTATATCAGTGCAAAACTTTTCTTTATCTATTTATGTTAAAGGAAATGCGGGTCAAAAACTTCAATTATTTTTAGCAAGGGATGGTTTTGCGGAATTAAAATCTCAAAACTATACATTAAATGGAAATTGGCAAAGAGTTGTTTTAAGTGATTCGTTTAGTACTACTTCTTCAAGTGTAGTAATAGGTATTGAATTCGGTTTTAATGCAATTGATAGTGTAGCTGGTCAAGTTTATTATGTTTGGGGCGCACAACTCGAGGCTGGTTCTTACGCTACTTCTTACATACCTACAACTTCAGCAAGTGTAACACGTAACGCAGATGTAATTAGTAAGACGGGTATTAGTTCGTTGATAGGACAAACGGAGGGGGTTATTTATTTAGATTTTTTAAAGAACAATACAACAGCTTTATTTGGTGATGGTTTATTTGAAATTTCAGACTCATTATCAAGTCCATCAAACAGAATACTATTTGCTAAATATCCAGAAACTACCGATATATTTTTTCAGATTAAACATGGTGGAAGCAATATAAATACAAGTCCATTTCCCGCAATCAATAACGCAAAAAATAAAGTTGCGATTTCCTATAAAACAGGTAGTACAAAAATTTACGCAAACGGTGTTTTAGTCGAAAGTTTGTCTGATAGTTTTTCCTTTAGTTCGTCATTAAATAGCATTAATTTAGGAAATTACCAACAATCAAATATTGCTTTAAAAACTATTGATTTATTTGCCATTTGGACTACAAAATTAACTAACACACAACTTGCACAATTGACAACGATATGATTTATAAACTAATATACACCGACCACGATAACGCAATTACTGATATGTTAACGAAAGGCATTTTGATTAACACAACTGATAAAGACGGTAACGAAATTAACACGTTTGCACCAAGTACTCACGCTGTTGTTTACATAGGTAAAATAGTAGACACTCCTGCAGTAGTTGAAGATATGGAAGTAATCAAAGAGGCTACTTACTTGAAAGGTTACCACGTTGACGTTATGACTGACTTAGAGATTGAATTTTCAAACGAGATAAAGCCTAACAACCCTATACACGTTTTCGCATGAAGTCTTTTATTGCTACTTATTATACGTACTTTTTACAAGCGTTGTTCGTCTTTTTCGCACCTATTAAAGGTATTATAATACTTGTTGCTTTATCGACTGTTTTAGATACGTGCTTTGGTGTTTGGAAAGCTAAACAATTGCGACAAGGTGTTACATCGAAAAACTTTAGACATGGATTTATCCCTAAGATACTAAGCTACGTAACCGCTACTATGTTGGTGTATGCTTCAGACTTTTTTATAATTAACGAACTTACAAAATCGGTAGTTAGTGTAGAGTTTTTATTCACTAAGTTAATCGCACTTGTATTAATATCTATTGAGGTTAAGTCAATGGACGAAAGTTTTGAGAAAGTCAAAGGATATTCATTCATCAATAAAGCAGTTGATTTAATTATCAAAGCTAAAAACATAAAAAAAGAACTATGACAACAAAAGGAAACTTCCCGCACTTAGACGTTGCTAAATTTATTTTATTTATTGTAGTTTGCGCTATTTTTTATGGTTTCCTTTTTAGTTGTTCTGCTTCATATCACTTACGTAAGTACGAAAAGAAAGGCGGTGTTTCAATCAACACAACCGACACTTTAACTTACTTTCAAAAAGATTCGGTTTTAATCCGAATTAAAGACACTTCGTTTTTCAAGTATTATTATACCCAAAAAGATACAATAGTAAAACATAACGTATTTTTATACCCGAAAACACGCTTTAATCAAAGACTTGAAATAAGACGATTTAAAGATAGTTTAAAATTCGAGTTAAAGAAATATACTGATTCATTACGATATGCCTTTAGAACGCATAAAATCAACGTAAAACATGATACTAAAGTAAAAGTATCAGAACAAAAAACACAACGCAAAAAAAATAGAGCTTTTTTATTTCCTTTAGTGATACTGTTTTTATTGGTTGTAATTGCTTTGGCTTTTAAATTCAAATAATAAGCGTAACTTTCACGCAAAAAATTAACGTATGCAAGTAGTAAAACACGGTAAAAATGTTCACGATATAATCGTAGACACAAAGAATTTTGAAATTGCAATGCTCTCAGATATACACTGGGACAATCCAAAATGTGACTGGGACACTCTTAAAAGACACTTAGATTATTGCTTAGAAAAAAATATGCCTATAATGATTAATGGGGATATGTTTTGTTTAATGCAAGGTCAAGGGGATAGACGAAAAAATAAGTCTGATATTAGACCAGAACACAACAACTCAAAGTATTTAGATTCAATAGTCGAAACTGCGGTTGAATGGTGGACACCTTACGCACATTTATTAACTGTAATCGGTTACGGAAATCATGAAACTGCTATTATCAAATGGCAAGAAACGGATATTTTACAGCGTTTTGTGGATTTACTTAATTATAAATGTAATTCCAATGTATATACGGGCGGTTACGGTGGTTGGATTAATATCAAATTAAAAGGAGATAGTTCAACGGGTGCAGGAAATTCAGTTAAAGTAAAGTACTTTCATGGCTCAGGCGGTGGCGGTGTTGTAACAAAAGGAGCAATTAACCTTACAAGAGCCTTAGAATTATACGAGGGATTTGATGTGTTTACAATGGGTCACATTCACGAAAATAGCGCACGTAATGATGTGAGGGACACGCTTAGACAATCAGGCAGTAAAATGGTTGTACAACACAAAGACTTACATTTAATGTTAACAGGAGCGTACAAAGAGGAGTACGGAGACGGAGACAAAGGGTGGCATGTTGAACGTGGCGCACCTATTAAACCTATTGGAGGTCGTATCTTAACAATTGATATTGTTACACGAATGAAAGATAGAGACCGTAAAGTATATAAATACATTGATTCAAGAAAATTCAATTTATGAGACTAAGTAAACACGTAACAGTCGAAGAGTTTTGCTTTTCACCTACTGCAATAAGAGCAGGAATTAAAAACGTAATGAGCTTGGAGCAGTTAGATAATGCTGAATTACTTTGTGAGAAAGTATTCGAACCATTACGGGCGCACGTAGGTAAACCGATTAAGATTAATTCAGGCTTTAGAAGTCCGTCTTTGAATAGGGCTATCGGTGGCTCAAGTTCCTCACAACATTGTAAAGGTCAGGCTTTTGATTTAGAATTGCATGATAAAGAGTTGTTTGATTGGATAATTGATAACCTTGATTTTGATCAAGCCATCGCTGAGTTTGGAACTGATACACAATTCGCTTGGTTTCACATTAGCTACACACGTACAAAGAATAGAAAAGAAGTATTAAGAGCAACAAAAAAAGCGGGTAAGACCGTTTATTCTAAATATATTCGTTAACTTTGAGGCACTAATTTCATCGTTAGTTTGTTTGTAAAGACCGTTATTTTAATTAATAGCGGTTTTTTTTATTAAAAAAGTTTTGTTCTAAAGCCCAATAAAATCAACACTTTCAAAAATAAATTAAAAATAATTGTAAATAAATTGTAAATAACTATTGCCGTATTAAATTTAATACATATATTTGCATATATCAAAAACGAAAAACGATGAAAAAAGAAACGATTGAAAATTTAGTAGTAGCGTTGATAGCATTATCAGCATTTATCTTAAGCGGTTTATACAGATGAGACAGTTACACGAAAGAGCAATAGCGTTACTTGATATGATTAGCGCATTTGAAAGCAAGAAAAGAAATGCTTGTGAGTTTTACAACAAGTGGGAAAACAGACACTTTACCCAAGTATTACAAGATTGTGCAAACGATATAGACGTTTACGACAGAGCAATTAAAAGACTGACATTAAGTTACAATAAACTAATCAAACAAATAGCTGAGTTATGAAAGAGATTGAGTGCGAAACTTGCGAGGGAACAGGAACACTTGAGCGAATGAATTGCAGAAACGGTAGTAACGAGTGTTGTGGCGGTTGTTACATCGAAGTAACTTGCGAAGATTGTTTGGGTTATGGATTTACTGAAATAGAAGATTATGAAGAAGAAGATTAGCGACAAATATTTAAACCGTCTTTTATTTGTTTTAACGGTGTTTATTATACTATTTAATACAATGATACCAAAACGAAAAGTAAAGTCCTTAGAAACGCTTAAAATAAGCAAAGAGGAAGTTGAGTTAAACAACGGAATACAACAAGGAAAACACGAACCTTTTAATTACGAAATAAAATGAAAGAAAAAACAGCAGTAGAATGGTTGGCTAATATGTTAGAAATGCAAGGAACAATTACACCTTTAGATATTAAACAAGCTATAAAAATAGAAAAAGAGCAAAAACATTCTGAGTACATGAGGGGCTGGTACGATGGAGTAGATGTAACTAAATAAAACACGAACGATGAAACGACAAACAGCAAAAGCAAACATACAAAGCATGGCTAACTGGTGGCGAGAACCTAAGAAAATAAGTTGTGCTAAAGACAAAGGGGGTTCTTTTAATATGCAATTATATTTGGACTATTTGAGTGTGATTAATAACCTTAAACAAGTATGTATAACAATTGAACAACAGAAAAGTATAACTAAATAACAATAAAATGGAAACAAAAGTTTTAGATACAGTTTACTTTCAACCAAAAGGAATAAATAAAAATTACTGTGAGGCAGGACTAATTTTAGATAGAGACAAAGATTATATTTATTATTTAGATGAGCCTTGTAAGATTCTTATTAGTGAAGTAGAAATTATAGATAAGAGTAGAATAATTCTACAAAAAAACGGATTAATTAAAGTTAAACAACAAGAACAATGAAAAAAGAGGAAAAAGAAAAAGCGGTACAATTGGTTAAAGAATTTGGGAAAGAGCTTGCGCAAAAAGTAGTTTGTGAAATAATAAATTACTTAGGAGTAATAGAGGAAAATGAAACCTCAGATTTTGCTTTTGGTGGCAGTTACAATGGTGATGAATACTATAAACATTGGAATGAAGTCAAACAAGAAATTTTAAAATTAAATAATGAAAATCAAACATTTGAACAAGCAGTAAAGCCGTTAATGAAATGGTTATGCGAAAATACTCACCCACATACAACAGCAATTGTAACGGGAAACCTTGCAGAATTAGTTGAAAGTTTGGAAAATGTAAAAACAGATGAATTTATAGTAGATTAAACAATAAAAATAATGGAATTATTTGAAAAAAAATGGGGACAATGGATAGATTTGTCAACTACTAGTTATATTGGTTATAAGTATGTGCTTCAAGCAAGGCGACATAAAAACGGAAAATTACAGTACCGAGTAGAAAAAAGTACGGATAGTTATACTTGTGCAAATCCAACAGTTGAACAATTAGAAAAAGTAAAATATAAAAACACGAACAAATGAAACAACTTGATGAAATTGAAAAGCTATTAACATTGGTCGGAGTACTTCCTGTTTTAGCTGACTTCATGGAGGACTTGAACAGCTCCGTGTTTACGCACTCACTAAAAAACAAATGTAACTTGCTAATCAAAGAAATACGACAAAAAGACGAACTATTAATGAGAGGAACTGACTTAACAATAGTTGAACAACAACACAACATAGGACTTGCATTTAGACAATGGCATAAACAAAACTTTAAAAACGATGAAGTATAGAATTATAAAAAGAACAGTTCCAGAACTAACAAGAAATTTTGAAGGTTCATTTGATTTTATTCCTGAAATAGAATATCGTACCAAGTATATTATTCAAGAAAAAAAATCATTTATTCATAAATGGATTGAGACTAAAAATTTCAGTCTCATTGAACAAGCAAAAGTTTATATAAAATACAAACAAACAAAAACACAAATTAAAATAATTAAAAAATATTAACATGAAATACGATTCACACGGTACTCGAATGAGATTAAAGAACCAATTAAATTGGAATAAGATTGGCAACTTTGATATGGTTAGAATACAACGCTATTGCCCTTTAGATTTTGATTTAATTACAGGACAAAATAGAATAACGAACATAAAGATTTACCGTCAAGTAGTACACACTTTATTATTCGCTTCGGGTTATGGATATAGCGAAATAGGTAGACTTTTAAACCGTGACCACGTTACTATAATGCACTCAGTTAAAACAGTGTCAAACATGATTCAGATACACGACATGGCTTATATTAAGGCTATTTGGGAAATGTCTAAGGATTCAGAGTATTATACTGGGGAATACGAGGAAAAGACGAACAACTTTGTAATTAGTCAAATTATTTTACAAAAAAGATTTGAAAGTATGAAAGTAAATTAGTATATTTGCGCATGAAGCGTGAGAACTTCAAGAAATTTTACTGAAAAGCTGTCATGAAAAGGTTATCTCACGCACCTCGATTGATGGCTTTTCGCATTTTAAAAAATTATGGCTAAAGAATTACCATATTTTAAATTTGAACCTGCAGAGTATTTAACGAAAGACATTTCTTTTTGTTCTATTGGTTCGCAAGGTTTGTTTATTAACATTTGCTCTTATTATTGGCAAAGAGAATGTAGCTTAACAGTTGAACAAGTTAAAAGGAGGTTTAACTATCCAAATGAATTACAAGAGTTGATTGATGAGGGTATTATAGACATTGAAAATTCAGTTATTAAAATTAAATTCTTGGATTTGCAGTATGAAGATGCAACTAAGTTAAGCAATAAGAATAGTTTGAATGGTAGTAAGGGAGGTCGACCTAAGAAAAACCCAACTGAAACCCAAAATAAACCCAAACAAAACCCAACTGAAAGCCAAACGAAAGGCATAAGAGAAGATAAGAGAATAAAAGATAATATAATACCTACAAAAGACGAGTTTATAGCTTACGCTTTATCTATAATGCCTGATGTTTCATTAACTGATTTAGGTTTAAAATATCAATCATGGCTTGTTAACGATTGGTGTATTAATAGAAAAGGTAATTTAGAGAAAATTTTAAATTGGAAAAGTACATTAACAAACACATTAAAGTATTTAGACAAAGAACCAATTAAAGAAAACGGAACACCAATATACAAAGCACCATGGCAATAGAGGGATATAGAATAGAAACATACGACAGCATAGCAAGTGAACTTGTTAAGTATCGTGATAACTACCATGAGAAAGGTTTGTATTTAGGTTTTCCTAACTTAGACAAACATTATAACATGATGCTTGGAACGTGTACAGATTGGACAGGATTTCCTATGAGTGGAAAAACTCAAGTGCTTATGGAGATGTTAATGAATACGTCTTTATTTTACCATTGGAAACACTTAGTTTATTTTCCTGACGTTGGTAATTCAATCGAAGTAATAGCAGATTTAATCCACAAAAAGACGAAAAAGAGTTTTGACCCTACAAAACCAAATGTAATAACTGACAATGAAATAGCAAGAGCTGGTATGTGGGTTACTAATTACTTTCGTATCTTAACAAAAAAAGATGTAAGGGCAAAGATGACACCGTTTCAATTTTGGGACTATGCAGTTGAACTTAAAAAAAGCGAAGGATTGCACACCGCTTCTATTGACAGTTGGAAAGATTTAAACCATGATTACAAAGAGTTTGGCGGTTATGCTACCTATTTAGAAGCTGTTTTACCTTACAGAAACATGATAGCTGAAGAACATCAACTACATTTGCATACAATTATACACCCGAAACTTACAGAAAAGGAAAACGGAAAAAGAAACCCGCCAACTCCTTACGATTTAAAAGGGGGTTCTGAGTGGTTTAATAGTGGTAAGTGCATGATTACAGTACACCGCCCCGATGTTTTAAATAATTTGTGTGAAATATACGTGAATAAAGTAAAACCGAGAGCGTGTGGTGTGGTTGGTAATATAACTTTACAGTTTGATATTAACACTTTGACGTATTATAATTTAGATGAGATGAATCCGAATGTAAAAGTATATGCAGAACCTAAGCACAAAGAAACGGTCATAAACACGAAGCCAACGAGTAAGGCAATAGAAGATTTTAATAACAGTTTACCTTTTTAACGATGAAATATTTATTAGAAAACGACAAAATAGAATTTCAAAATGTATTAAATTACATTGATGAAAACAAAGAAAACAGAAAAGCGGATAAAGAACGTGAGCCTTTAAGATTATATGCTCTTTTTTGTAAACGTGATTTAGATGTTGATTTAACAATTGCTCAAATGAATGATAAAGAAATGACAATTGAAAAATACATAGAATATAGTTTAAAATATCATGATTTAAAGTTTGTATATGAAGTTCAAAAAATTGAATTACAAGATGAAAGTTATAAAGTAGTTGCTACTGCTTATTATTCAGAACCAGAATTTTTATCATATCTTGAAAAACAAGAATATTTTGAAAAGTTAAATTGGTTTGGTCGAAAATATATTTTAAATATTTTACGAGTTGATGATAGAGACATTCAAATATCTAATGATGGTGTTTATCGTGTTACAAGGGGAGTTAACCAATATGATGCACATTTAATAGGCGATGTGATTTCAAGAAGATTAGTAATGTCAAAAAGTGAATTATTAAAAAACTTGGAATATGTTAAAAGAAATATAAATACATTTGATTATGAATGAATTAGACGTATTAATCAGAAAAGCACAACTTTCAACAGTTTTGCACCGTGTTAAATTCGCTTTAGATGACCTTGAGCAGAAAGCACCACATAAACACGAACTAATAAACTCACAAAAAGAAAGCGTTAACGACCTTTTAGACGTACAAGAATTAGTTTATCATTTAGTTGATGAGAATAAAACGTATCGACTTAGAAACATAAGTTTAGAAAAAGCATTAATTTTGAATGAAGTCGAAATGCAAAAGATGCGTGAGGAAGTAGAATCTATAAAACAATTGCTATGACACCACTAAACGAAGTAATGTTTCAACTACAAAAACACGAACTTAACCGTGATTTAACGCTACATAAAGGTTGTTACATACCAAACATTAAGAACACAGTAGAAAGTCTGTTAAACGTTCTAAAATCGCAAAAAGGAAATAGAGCTTATTTACCTTACTACTTTACGATTGTAAACATTTTAAATAAATTGAATGATGAAAACAGTAAATAGCATATCAGGGGGAAAAACAAGTGCATATTTAATGCAACATTTTCCAGCGGATTACAATATATTTTCTTTAGTTCGTGTTGAGGATAAAGATTGTTTATGGATGGGAGGAAAAGACGAACCAACAAGGCAGTTAATTTCGGATAGAATAGGACAAGAGTTCATAGCTACGGTTGAAATGGACGAAATAATATACACCATTTTAGATTTAGAGCAATTCACTGGGCAAAAAATAGATTTAATTACGGGTAAAACATTCGAGGAAATAATAAAGGATAACTACAATTATTTACCTAATAAAATGACACGCTATTGCACGGTTGAAATGAAACTTAAACCAATCTTTAACTATTTAAAATCACTTGAGGTTTTACCAGTTGAAATGCGAATAGGTTACAGACCAAATGAAATAGAACGTGCTGAAAGAATGTTACAACGAGCAGATGAAAACGGTATTGAACACTTTGAAACAATTATAGGCAAACGCAAAACGCAAAACAAATGGGGTAAAGTACATTACAGAAAAGCAACGTTCCCTTTGATTGCTCAAAACATAACAAAAGATACTATCTATAATTATTGGAATGATAAACCCGTACGCTTTGCATATAGAAATAATTGTGTAGGTTGCGTTAATAGACAACCTTTGATGATTTCACACATGGCTACAAAGGAACTTAACAAGGTTGAATGGTTTAACAAAATGGAAAAGCAAACAAGAAATAAATTCATGTCAGATGTTTCATTTGAGCAGATTTTGAAATTTAGCACCCAAGCACAATTATTTTCCGATGAGGATTTTAACAGTTGCGATAGTGGTTTTTGTGGCATTTAAAACACGGATATGAAAACAAATTACGATAAAGTATGCAAGTGCGGAACTACTTTCGTGCCTTACAAAACTACAGACCGACTTTGTTATGTTTGTACTAAGACAAAACTCGCTTTAAAGAATCTCGAAAAGATTAAAAAAGAAAAGGTTAAGAAACAAAAAGAGGATTTACTCACGCTTCAAGACTATTTGAAATTGGCTCAACAGGTTTTCAACAAATATATACGTCAAAGAGACGAAGGATTACCTTGCATAAGTTGTCAAAAACCTCCTAAAAAACAAAATGCAGGACATTTCTACTCCCAAGGCGGTCATTCAAATGTAAGGTTTGATGAAATGAATGTACACTTACAATGTGAGCATTGCAATAGCTTTTTAAGTGGCAACCTAATTGAGTACGGAAATAATCTAATTGAGCGAATCGGAAAAGATGAATTTGAATTATTACGTAACCGTGCCTATGTTACTCGTAAATGGACAAAAGACGAATTAAAAAAGTTAATAGCTGAATATAAACTAAAAATTAAAGAACATGAAAGTAATACTTGAATTTGAAAATAAAGACGATGCTATTTCAGCAATGAGAGGAAACGATTGGCATCAATTAGTTTGTGATTTAGACCAAAGTTTAAGAAATCACATTAAGTACTCAGAAGAAGACGAACCAAAACTTCAAATTATAAGAGATAGGCTGCACGAATTATTAAGCGATTACAATTTAACTTTAGAATAAATAAAAAAGTATTGTGTATTAAAAATAAAACACTATATTTGTAGAAATTAAAAACAAATAACGATGAACAAAGAAGAATTACAACAGGTACTTGAACTACATTTAAAGTGGTTAAGAAATGAGCAAGGCGGAATCCGTGCTAACTTACGCGATGCTAACTTAATCGGTGCGGACTTAATCGGTGCTAACTTAATTGGTGCTAACTTAAGCGGTGCTAACTTAATTGGTGCTAACTTAATTGGTGCTTACTTAAGCGGTGCTGACTTACGCGGTGCGGACTTAATCGGTGCTAACTTAATTGGTGCTAACTTAATTGGTGCTAACTTAAGCGATGCTGACTTACGCGATGCTAACTTAATCGGTGCGGACTTAATCGGTGCTAACTTAAGCGATGCTGACTTACGCGGTGCTGACTTACGCGGTGCGGACTTAATTGGTGCTATTAAAGTCCCAATCTATTGCAAATGGACACATGGAATTACACAAAATAATTTAATACACATCGGTTGCGAAAAAAGAACAATTGAAGAATGGGATTTATTTTTTGCAAGTAACGAGGTATTAACAACACAACGGGAAACACAAGAATTTAAACAAATACAAGCGGTTTACGAAGCATATAAGGCTTATCTAACATTTTTAAACAAATAACGATGAAACATTTATTTAAAGCAATTGCAGACTTTCAACAAGAAGTACCTGTAATTCACAAAGGAACACAAGGGTACGGTTACTCTTATTCAGATTTACCAGCTATCTTCAAAGTAATTAATCCATTACTACAAAAACACGGTTTAGGATTTATTCAATCCATTAACTCACATGATGGGGTAAACTATTTAAATACTGTTATTTTCCATTCAGAAAGTGCTGAAAAGATTGAAAGCAGTACTTTGATTCCAACCGTAGCATTGAAAGGCATGAATGATTACCAATCTTTTGGTAGTGGGATAACTTACTATCGTAGATACGC